AGACAATTCATCCCAATCAATTTCTTTTGGTCATMYTYTTCAACATCACTTTATACTCTGCTTCAGTACAATCTTGATAAGGAGCTTGCTGATAAGAATGGTCTATATGTGGTAAAAAGAAATACCTGAAATCATATCAAARTTCTTAAATACCCATGCACCTACTTCAATCCATTCGTGTTCCCTAACTGTTATGGTAACAGATGGTTTATGCTCACACCAATGTTCTTGGTATAATTTCCAGAACTCTAGTTGCTCCAAAGCAGTTTTATCTTTACGACACGTTGCTGACTTTGCTGTTTTAATTGGAAAAGAAAACACCCAAGTATGTTCTGGTTTAGTTACATCAGATTCGTGTGGAATACCTTTCTCTACCATAAACTGACACAACGGATCTTTCTTATCTCCTCGTACAGTTCTAATATAAAATGGTGCGTGTCTTGCATGGATACCAGAAGCTGCATCAACTAATTGTGAAACAGTTCCAGATGGTTTAACACAAGTGATAGCTGCAGCTGGATTAATACCAATATGTTTTGCAGCTGCTTTGTTTGTAGAAACAGCAATAACTTTTAGGGATTCTAAAAGAGATGGTAATCCTTTATGTGTTCCATTTGTATATGCATTATCCATAATACCAGTTAATGATACACCAAGCAATGCTTCTTCCTCACAATTCTTTTGCCATGTTTTAGATAAGTAACGAAAATGAGTAAGAGTTGCCTGCCAGGTTCCAAGTATAGTTGCAAGCCTTACTTTCTCTTTAAGAGTTGTAGGAGTATCCTCTGGTCTAATAACAATTTCTGTTAGATTACAGAACTCGGCATCTCTCAATATAATCTCGGAACAAGGGTTAGTACCAAAATTATAATTAGGATCTCTACGATCACCAAGTTTCTCAACTTGTTTTTTTGCAGCCACTCTATTAAAGATTCCACGCTCCCCCGATTTGGATTCAATTAAATTCATCCATTCTTTAAGAAAAATATTAACATCAGGTTTCTCTGTATAAACAACAGAGTTGTTTGACAAAGATCGTTGAGCTTCATCCAACCACCATTGACCAGACTTTGCTTTTCTCATTCGTTCATCTGTAAGATTAGAAAGAGAGATCAATGCTGATCTACGAACACCACCGACCACAACTATCTCTGCAATCTTACACATCAAATCGTGACACTCAATAGAAGATAACTTTCTTCCCTTTGCACCTCTGAATGTATCTATTGTAAAACGAAAAAGATTATCCAATGGTAAGGGACCTGATGCTCTACCACCAAATGTTTTTAATCGGTCACCAGCTTTACGAATCTTTGTCATATCCCATTTAGGAATTTGACCTGCATACAACATAGAAATTAATTCTTTGTATGACTTTGCCCAACCAATCTTTGAATCAGCAACATGAATAGTTGTTTCTGTATCATACATTTCATCTGCTACCAACGGAAGTTTCTCAACCTCTCTGCGTTCTACAGAAAAACCAACACCAGTTCCACACATCAAAATAAATAAACATTCATCAAAAGCACTCTTATGATTAACAGCTAAGTATGCACAATTATATCCTGCAACATTAYCTCTAGTCAATGCTTCACCAGCAGTCATCAATGCTCTCATAGAAGGCATGATCTCTAAATTTAATACAGCTGTTTCTAATTCTTTTCTATCTTTCTTAGCTTTACTGCCAAGATGATTTTCAAAGAAATCAAAATATCTCTTTACTGTTTCTGCCCACGTTTCACGTTTATGTTTATCTTCTTGCCATCTTGCGTATCTACTTTGATGTATGAATTGTTGGTATGTTGTTGGTAATTTCATTTATCTATTTTCTCCTCTAGTTCTTTCCATTCTCGTTTGCTCATATCAAAATCTTTCTCATTTAAATCCTTAAGTTTTTTCTTWATTACATCCCATTCCATTCTACTGAGGGACATACTATTTAGACTGTAATCTTCAAAGGCTTCTGTTGCTAGTGGAACCTCTGGTTTCACCATCTCAAACATACACCTGGCATAATCTTGTATCTCTTGTTGAGCATGGTCATCCATTCTCAATCGGCAAAAATGAAAAAAGTTGTGCAAGTCTATCTTCCAGTAACATTCTGTATAGTTCGATACTGGTAAAACTGTTCTTGCCAACTCTCTTGTTAAGCCACCATGTGGTGTTGCTTCATTACCGATTAAGTACTTATAWGMCCARATAGCTTTCCGTGTGACTTCGTGTATTTTTGATTTATAACCCTGCAACCAAGTAGGAGATAGTTCACCATCTCTCCCTTGTTTATTAGTTTGAGATTGTGGTTTTAAATACTCGTCACTTGGTTCATAACAATCATCTGTCATTATAGAGTATCTACCAGAGTACTCATTTAATGATGCTGTTCGATGCCTCACTAACTGCCTCATAATAAAAATAGGAAGCTTGAGATGGAATTTAACTTCTACCATCTCAAGTGGTGAGGTGTGTTTATGTCTTACTAGATAACGAATTAAACTTCTATTGTCGGATGCAGTCCGAGTTCCCTTTCCATATGAAACTCGAGCTGCATCAGCAATATCTCCATCACTACCCATTATATCTATAAATCTTACAAATCCATGCTCATGTAAACTTTGCTCTTTGATCTTCATTATAATCATCTCCAAATAATACTATTTTCATATCTTCAAAAGTTTTCCTACGATATTCTGCTTCGCTTCTTTGCCACGAAAAGTTTCCCTTCGTGTTATGTTCCTTTTCTCCGTAAAATTGTATCATATCAGTTAAGTAATATTTGGTTTGTTCTTCCGTTAAAAGCATTGTATCCTCCTAACATTTTTTCCATTGGGAAAGTTGAAAATCTGCTTGCAAACCTGAATATGTATTACTATCTATAATGTCAACAATGTCACTTGTTGTCTTACCACTCATGACCATTTCATTAATATCCTTTTCATCGACACCATCAGGCCAAATGCAAACACTATAACCATTTGCTATCACCTTCTTTAATGCATCAATAATCTGAGTATTTCTCCTTTCGTTATCTAAAACAATAATGTTATTAAGTTTTAAACCTTTGAAATTCAAACCAGCTGTTGCTAAACAGTTTGGTAAAAATAAACTATCCAACGGTCCCTCAACACAATAATTTTTCTTATTAACATCAAGTCGTTCTTGACCGTAGAGTAAGTTTTCCACTCCTTTCATTTTTATTGTTATATATTTTGATTGTTCATTAGGATCAAATGAACGACCTTGATAACCAATCACATTACGTTGCTCATCAAAAAATGGTATAACCAATCGTGGTGCGTCAAACTTTTAGTGAACTAAACTTATTTRGTATAATAGTATTWGTCCACTTCTTAAATTCTTTACATAAGTATAGATATCTATAATGTCTTTCTGGTATTAATCTTTGTTGTAAGTATTGGTATGCCGGATGGTTCGCTGCAAGTGATGAGATAGACTCCATGCCTTCCAAAACATTATTAAACTTAGGGACAAAATCAAACTGAGGTAATGTTGTTCCAACATCTTTTTTCCTCCAAGCATCTTCTTTATA